TCATGTTTGAAATTCACGGAATACCTGATGATGATACTGCTACAACCAACAACCCTAATTTAATGAGGCGATAAATATTTCGCTAATGCTTATTATAATAAATGTGTATTTATTATAATTTATTTTGGTTTGTTATGTGTTAGAGTATTGTGTTTTTGCATTCAACTCCACAGGTCTTAATAACGAGCGTAGCAGACACCCGATTCATAGACTAGCACTTGGTCGTATGCAGAAAACGCAGTTTGGAGAATGGTAACATTGCCCGCAGGTGTAAAATTTGCATTGTAGAAGATATCAGAATTGTTGGTGTTCGTTCCAGAAAAAATGGAACTCTTATCGGCATTGGAATACACCTCCATATCAATACCAACAACGAAAGAACCGGAATCAAGCAGAGAAGCATTACCAGAAGTGGTAATTGTGGCGGCGGGGACATCTAATGAGTAAGAAACCAAATCAACCGAGGGTTGGAACGCCAAATCAGCAAGGGAGCCAAAGCATTTGACAGCCTCAGAATAAAACTCTGGGACCGAAGCAGGCTGAGTCGAGGGTAGCACTTCCGCACCCACTCTGAAAGAATAAGAGGTGAGACCATACTTGCAGTGGGAGTTGGGATACAATCCATCGGCACCCACGGAGGTTCTTGTGGCGACGAAGAGGTTCTTAAGACTGCTGTACTTGGCTGGAATTGGAAAACTGACTGATGTTCCTGCAGTAGTAATGGCAGCACTGTTGGTGAAAGACCTGTAAGAAGGCAAGACCATCTGCATTGGGTTAGAAGACCCCGCATTAATTGCAGAGATGGCACTATCAGGGAGTTCTAAGAACTCTCCGCAGTAATTTACCGATGTCATTGTAAATATCGGAGTCACGGTCGTAGCAGCAGGAACCAACAACAGAGATGTTACAACTGATGATTTCAAAACGATTTCTACACGGAGAGGAGCTGCAGTCATTTGCCATAAGGGTAAGTACTTCTCACCAGCCAAAGCACCACAGAGCGAAATCAAGTTGATAGCAAAGGGAACAGTGGTGGCGGCGGTTGTAACAGCGGTCGTGGCACCACGATTTACACCTCGGACAATGGTTCCGGAGATAACATTATATTGAGGGTTGGTTGCACTAGTGACCGCAAGGCGTCCCTTAACCGCATCATCGGATGCCTGGAAGTCGTAGAGGATTTTCGCCAACTGGGCATAGTTATCAATATCTTCTAAAAGGTTTGAACCGTGGAATACACGAATTCTCTGTATAAAACCATGAATACCTGCTGACTCAAAAGTAGCAGCAGTGGCATCGGCAGTCCCGCAAGAAAGATTTAAAGTGCCTTTCAAATAGGACTCGGAGGGAATGAGAGCAGTGTTATTTCTAGTAGGAATGTTGATGGTGATTGTCTCACCCATTCCAAAGGAGGTGGACCCCTGGGGTTGGATCTGCGTGAGGAACCTCCGTGCGGGTGCGGACTCGACCTTAGACTGATATTTGAGGTTAGCGGGAATCATTTATATATTCACAACAGAGAAAAAAGCATTTAGATTTGCTAAATGTTTTTCGAAAATGGCAACCTTGCCCTTTCACAAGGTTAAAAGGGGTGCAGAGGGGGTGTTGCCCCTTCGTTTATCGTTTCAAAACTCGTCTTTCAAGACCTCCAGAAACTTTTTTGGCAAGTGCTTCCTCAACTTGTTTCATCATGGGTCTTTCTAGAAGAGGGACTTTCGACCCAATTCTCATTTTTCCAAGGGGCATTTTAAAACCCATCATCGCTTTTCCTAAAGGTTTTTTGTATCCAATCATTTTTATATATATTCAAAACATTATTCGATGAACTTTACACAATCTAATTGCAGTGTCATTTGATATTGAATCCCATTCATGTCAATCAGTCTTGACTCATTGTCAAGAAGTCGTATTTGAATTTGGTCTAATTTATTGACATAAAGATTTGTTCTAAAGTTATTTGTGTTCGTATATGTAATAATACTAAATGGTGCAACATACACCGGTATCGTTGCTAAAATATTTTGGTTGTATGGTTGTGCTATATTCACATTGTATGTTGGAAAATTTATTTCTACATTGATAGCACGAATCTGATTGAGATTTATACAGTCCCTTCCATACAGAAGATTTGCTGCGCTAGTAGTATTCGTCGTTTTGCTAAATCCAATGATGTGATTAAATGTCGACGCATATATTATAAAGTTGCTTGTAGAATGAGTAATCAAGATTTTGCTGGTTATACTGCTATAAGTTACTGCATAAGATGCACCCATTGCTGCCTGGATTTGACTTATAAGTTGATTTATTGTGTAATTGCCTGGTTCTACATAGTATGTAGTTGTGGGTCCAGCAACGAGTCCAAAGATGAAGGTGTTATCGAAACTAGTAATACTATAGAATGAATATGGAATACTCGCATTCTGAAGTGATAGGTAGATGTGATGGCCGTCAGGAATGGAGATAACCGGCAAGTAGTATATACTGTTCGCAATATTATCACCCACTGTTTCCGTTGCATAGCGGGAGTTTAGAAATATTTGAATGCTGTTAATATGGTCCATTATAGTTATACTATATGCATATTTTCTTAATCGTCATGTTTTATTTCTAAATTATTTCCATTCTTGTATATCTTCTCTTCAAAACAATCTACATCCAAATGCTGATATGGTTTGTCAAATACATAATCATATATCTTCTTGGCGTCTGCATCATTCATCTTTAGCAATTCCTTGCTAATGGTATTCCATTCTTCTTTGTTGCGAACCCCACTGAAGATGCTAACCCATGTCAATTGCTTTCGCAGAATCTTTGGGAAATACAGGTATGATTGCACCGTGAATATAAAATGACAATTCAAGTGTCTTGCTTTAACTAGCATACCATTCAGTTTGGCAACTATATGCTTGTCTTTCAAATCGTTCGCAAAGTCATCTATAATGACAAGTGAATATTCTGGCATATCGTCTTCCTCTTGATTTTCCTTGATGCTTGTCAATTCATCTTTGATTTCATCCAGCGCACCTGCAGTCAGTTCATGCATTACCTTGTCATGTTTTTCAAATGGATGTTTCTGCACTGAAAGGAAACTGCTCACCGGGCAGAAATAATAAATGTGATGAAACTTCTTTTTATACACAGTGCGCATCTGTCCCAGTAGATGACTTGTCTTGCCTGACCCGCCACTTCCTATGTAGAGACTTATTCCTCCATTTCTTCGGGATACTCCCTCTACTATGTCAGGCACAAAAGTATCCATTGTTTCCTTTATTGGTTTCGTCCTAGGTATCTTGGCATTGACTTCTTCTTTAATCTCTAATATTGGCATTATGCTATATCAATAGAAATAGTTTGAGACTTTGTTTAATTTAGGGAAAATGTCCCCACCTACTATATAATCATGAGTTCGCTAAATGAAGAGTTTATTGATGACATAGAATTGCTTACGAAACCTAAGCAAAAGAAACCACGGACAGAAGCACAGATTGCTGCTACCGAGCGCATGCGTGAATCACTATTAAAAAAAACTGCTCCAGTTGCTACCGATAAAAAAATCATTCTTAAAGCAATCAAAGAGAAACTCAATGGTCCATCTAAAAATGCACCTGTGGAAGAGGAGTCGGAGGAAGAGGCGCCTACGGCGCCCCCTGTAGTGGTTAAAAAACCAAAAAAGGAACCAGAACCCGAACCAGTAGTGGTTAAGAAACCAAAAAAGGAACCAAAAGTGATTTATGAATCTCCATCAGAGTCCGAAGAGGAGGTTATCATTGTGAAGAAGAAAAAGAAAAACAAGAAGAAGACAATCATCTATGAGGAATCCGAGTCAGAGGAGGAAGAGGCACCGAAACCAAAATCACGAGAAACCAAGACCCAGCAAAATAAATCTTCTGGATTCAAGGTTCATAACGAAGCACCAAAAGCACCTGCTCCCCTATATTATTTTGCATAGATACTTTATATGTCTTCTGTAATTTTTTGCGAGTGTGGGTCTATAGTCAACAAGACCTATTTGAAAAAACATGTTATGACTTCCCGACATCGTTGCTGGGAAGACCAAAAGTTTGTAGATAGACTTGATAGAGAAATGGACGAATTAACGAGGGGGAACCCCTCGGCACCCCATTTTGACCAACTTTTTATAAAAGGTGATAATATAAAAATGTCCGAAGTTGATGTAATTGATTTGGATTTAGAAAACAAGGAACCTAATGAAACTGTTCCTCTTCCACCCGCCATTGAAGAAAATAAAAAAATAAAAGTTTTTATTCACTGTGCTGAAACACGATTATTATTACAGTGTGCAAGCATCGGGTTTGGAATCGCATGCTTCGGCATGCTTCTTTGGATTGTTGCACGAAAATAATTTTGTCTTTGAGTTGAGTTTCAAAAACAAAATCGGAGAGGCGACTATGAAGTGAGGCATTGATGTCATTAAAGAAATTTTACAAAATTGTTCTCTTCACAATTGCTTTGTGGCAAAAAAACACTAGACTATATTTAGTGCCAACTAAATCTTTTGGATTCCAATGCTCATGTTTTGCACCGTCAAACAGGATTGGATGGTATTTCGCACTTGCCCGTTCTCCCTCAATTATTAGGTCGCCGCCTTCATATTCCCCAAATGAGACGATTACCAAATCTCCTACATTACTGCTGTCCTTATGCGGGTCGCATTGAATATTTCGATTCATATAAATTGTAGTAAATGGTTGACAAATCGAATGACATATCAATCTGCCAATGCGCATCAATTCATCATGTATTTCAGGATATTTTCGTGACATCAATGATTTATCATGAATCACATGTTTCGTAAAATGATATGACATCCCCCAACTGCACGCACGATGTTTTTCTGTAAAGTTTGCTCGACCAATGGTCTTACTTTGTTTTATTGGCAATTTAATTTTTTCAAGCATCTCATACAATTTGCTAAACTCTTTTGGATCTACTGGATTCAGGTATGTGAATTTTGGTTCTGTCATTGTATATATTATACAGTAGGAAAAACTCCCTGCATTAGAACTCCACATTGTCCCTGTCCCTGATTATAATTGCCTCGTGCCATTTTCATATATCCACTCTCGCCCCAGAAAATATCCCATGAGTTCTTCATTATCCAGTAGTCAGGTTCATATCCTACCAGCAAAACACCATGGTCAAGATTGGTCCCACAGGATGCCGTGAATATTCCTGACTTGTATAATTGAAACGCTTTTTCATCTGCTTCTATTGCCACGCTCACCGGTTGTTTGCTCAATGCATCCATCATTGCCGACTCACTATTCGACGCCACACCAACAACTGAAATCACATCGCTTCCTGCTACATTAGTGCAAGTGTGCTGACACGGTCCATTTGTGTGTGTATCCCCCGATGTATATGGATATGCTTCTTCTGTGCAAAGACCATTGTTCTTTCCAATCCATTTCATGGCGCTTCCCATATCACCGCCAGAGCATCCCAGACTGGTGCCTCCATTTTTGATATAATCGCAATCCACCAACTGCTGTTCGCTGAAACCGACCAGTTTTCCCGTCTTGATGGCATAGGCGCCAACAAGGGCACCTGCCGTAGAAAATGCCCAACATGACCCGCACTGTTTCTGGTTAAGAACCGGTCCCACAGCACCATGGTTTCGCCAATCAACTGAGGTTGGCAACGCACCTACTCGCAACGTCGGATTGCGAATTATAGGAGAATCCATATATAATTTTTCGTTGTTTTCAAAATTCATAAGTTCTCTAAACTCTTCTGAGTCCATCCCAGAGAATTGATTGTGTCCCAATGTATATGACAGATTGCGGAAATTCGTTTCCTTGATGACACGGTCATTGTCCTGCCACCGTTCAAATACATGAAAGTAGTGTTCGTCAGATTCGATTTTGATGCTATGATTTCTCATCCATTCTTGGAAGCGTTCCATGCTAGCGCCACACATCCAGAATGAAGACAGAATAAATATAATTGCAAAAAGAGTCATTATATTTATTTATGATACATTAAATTTTCTCATGAATGCCTGATGGTTTGCCTCCAGCGATGTAGAGTCCCCCCAAAGAAGAAACCTACTTAGGGCACCTGCGCTGTATGGGTCTGTCCAATCTTCATTGACACGATGCCGGGCAATGTAGGCGCTTCTTTTTTCCTTGTCGCCGTGATCGATGTAGGTGCGCCCTGCGGTCGCCCCGAAATGAACTGTCTTTCCTGAGCTAAATGTCACCATGAATCGCTTCCCTTTCCTGGTTGACTTCTTTATTTGCATCTATACATTGTAAGGACATTTTAAAGGCGTCTGCTTTCTTTTGATTGTCATCCAAGTTCTTTTGTATGCGTTTCTGTTTCAATTGCGTTTTGGATTTTTTTTGCTTAGGCACCTTGGGTTTTTTCTCCTTGGGCACCTTGGGTTTTTTCTCCTTAGGCGGGGCAGGCGGGGCAGGCGGGTCAGGCGGGGGCGTTTCTATAATAGGCGGGGATAGTTGCTGTGATAGTCTATACGATTTCTTAGTAGGCGGGACTGCGCTCTGCGTGTGTTCTTGTATCATGATTATCAATGGGTGCATCTTATACTTATAAGAGAGTTGTTTAATTACGCTAAAGGGGGTCCGACCCCCTCCCTCTCCTATTTTTAAAATCGAAGTGCATCCAGTGCATCCAAGAATTTTGTCAAATCCCAAACATTTTCCAAGAATTAACATCTTTCTATTTTTAAAAAATGTTTGGGATTTGGTGATTTTCTTGGATGCATTGGATGCACCTCTGAGGTCTATATCCTTGAATTGTTTTAGGAGATTTTTAGAAACTTATACAACTAAAAACATATAAAAAAACCCCCCCATTATAATATAACAATGGAAGAACAAATACCAAAAGAAAATAAGACTGCCGACCGCAGAAAATACCAAAGAGAATACATGAAAAAACGCTACGATGAAAAAACGGACCAATGTCGAAATTACGCATCGGCACAATACTATGTTAGAAAAGGGGCAGCAACCAAGGAGCAACTGAAGTCATTTGGAGATTCACTTCCCTACATCGTCAAAGCACAAAAATCAATAGATGACCTAAGACATACGAATCATAGTATGTTTTTATTGTTTTTAGAAACTATGGATAAATCGAACCCCAATGAAAATTGATTCCACCCCAGAAACTTTAGGAGAAATGTATTCTAAAAAAAAGAACACGAAAATAATTTCCCTTGATAGTTTATAAAACCCTGATGCAATCTAAAATCCAAAGTCTGATCGATGAAAACTTCGTAATATTTTCGCTACTCAATATCACTACAAAACTCAACGCCAACGGAGAAGAGAAGAAAACCCCCAACGGAATGCCAAATTGGCGAAGCATCACCAAAGACAATTTCAGAGATTTCATAAAACCAACCCACAGTGCTGCGGCAATTATCACAGGAAAAATGAGCGGAATTACAGTAATTGATTTCGACGATTATTCTGAATACGAAAAAATGCTTGAGAAACACCCCGACCTGAAAAATCACCGCACCATCAGAACGAACAAGGGTGTGCACATCTATTGCAAGTATGATGAATCTATCAAAGACACAGTTCGTGCCCTAAATTCATACAATGGAGTTGACATACGTAATGATGGTGGAATCGTATTTTGCCCACCGACCAAATATAAATTGGTTTCAGGCGCAATTGCCAAATATGAAGACCTTGGCGGAGAAATCCTGCCAACTCCCGATTACATTGTTAAAGACCTAAAACAGAACACACCAGCACCAATCCCAATGCAACCACAACAAACAAATCAAATACAAACACCAACTTTTAATAAAGTCTACCCCGTATTAGCAGATTACGAATACATCGAGAAAGTAATTGACAATGGCAGTTTAGATTTCAAGGCACTATCAGGTTCGTGGGAGGATTGGCGTGATATTGGGTTCATATTCAAACAAACCGCAGATTCGCCAGAATCTTTAAGACTGTTTCATAAGTTCAGTCGAATCAATAAGAATATTTACGATGAAGAATACACAAACGCCTTTTGGAAGTCAATAAAACAACCGAAAGACAAAAAACCATTGACCATTGCGACGCTGAAGATGTGGTTAAACAAAGACCGAGTTGCAACCAATGATGTAGAAGCAGCAAAATTTATTTACAACGATTTGAGTGGCGTATTAAAAAGCGTCGATGGACGAATCTTTTATTGTGCCGACCACATTTGGTTGTCTGAAATGACAAAAATTAATGACAGTTTGCTCTATGTCATTCAAAACAGCAATATATACATGGAGAAGAGTCGCACATCAACAAACGGGGAAGGCAAACCATATGTCCAAAACATATCAAGAGCAAAGAATGTATTGGAAACCCTACTGCTACAAGTCAAAGCAGAAAACAATGACCCAAGACTCTACGAAAAATTCCACAGCACAACCAAGGGTAAACTATGTTTCAATGATGGTGTCCTTGACTTCAAAACAAAGACATTCACCCAGTGGCAAAACATTCCTGCTGATACTATTTTCGCAACTGTAAAAATTAATAGAAATTACGGTGATTACTTTGCAAGTCCAACCCGCAACGTAATAAACGAAATCCTAAAAAAAATCTTAGAACCTCTCTATGGAAACAAACTGAAAACTGCCCTACATTTTCTAAGCAGAGCATTAGCGGGACACCACGAAGATAAACGATGGGCAACTTACTTAGGAAACAGAAATTGCGGTAAAGGTGTTGAATATGACTTGATGGCAGCAGCATTTGAATCCTATGTTGCTACATTCGAACTCGGCAATATCATGTATTGCAACAAATCAGCAGGACTTGAAAATGTCGATTGTTCCAAAAAATTGTATTGGTTAATGGACTTGGAGTTTGTGCGATTGGCAGTGAGTCAAGAAGTCCCAGAGTCAAAATCAGGATTGAAAGTCAATTCTAAGCAATTGAAAAAAATGACAGGCGGAGGAGATACAATTGTGGCAAGACGAAATTATGACAGACAAGACACACATTTCAAAATAGATGCGACATTTTATGCCAAAGGAAATTACTCGCTTTTGTGTGATAGTCACGATTGCGACGAAACCCGAGTGGAATTTGAAAGTGTAAATCAATTTTGTTCCCAAGACGAATATGAACATAAGAAGCAAGAATATGACGAACAAGAAATGCAGCGATTTAGAATTGCCGATGCAACTATAAAAGATAAGTGTTTGACTGATGAGTGGAAGAACGCCATTGTGTATTTGATAATGGAATCTTATCAACAAAGCAGTGTGCCAGTGTTTCGAGAAATTATGGATGACGACAACAATGATATGATTCCGTTGCTGAAGAAAAAATACACATTTACTAACTTGCAAACTGATTTTATACTTGTTGTAGATGTCAATGCCACCATGATCGATTATGATAAAAAGAAATTAGCAGTAGAACTGCAGAGCAGAAATATATTCAAAAAGAAATGCCAAATTCGCACCAGCAAACACTTCAATAAGTGGTGCTATTTCGGAATGAAGGAAATTCCTCGCATAGATTTCAATATGGGAGAAACGGATGAAGAAAAATCCGATTGTTAAATAGTTTAGCAAAATTGTAATCTAAATACATTATATAATAAAAGACATAATGTATTTTCTCAACGGAACTGAATACAAAACAAAGGACGATGTAAAGCGCAACATTCAACTTAAGATTAAGCAAGTAGGACTTGCAGTGATTGACAGCAGTCACGCCGAGTTTTCTTTTTTCAATGGGTTATTCATAGAACACGAAAATTACGAAATCAAACGAGGATGTGGTGTGAAACGTTTTCATATCAGAAAAAATCCAATGAACTATGCAGAGAAAACACTCTATGTTGAGCGCACTGATGGCAGCGAGGATTCGTGGAGTTATAAAGCGTGTATAGGAATAAAAAAGAATGATTTGACCGAAGCAATGCGACATAGTATAAAACCGTTTACCCAAGAATTCAAAAAGAATTCTACATTGACGTGTTGCAAATGTGGTGTAAAGAATTTGAATTCAATTGATTATCATACAGACCACAAGACAGTGCCCTTTTCTAAAATCAAAAATGATTTTTTAACCATTAACAAACCCCCAACAAAATTCATAAAAAACAAAATATATAATAATATGGAGTTTTCTCCAGATGATTATAAATACAAAGAAGCGTGGACTGAATATCACAATTCAATTGCTGATTATCAAATCCTTTGCAAGGATTGCAACTTAGAAAAAAGTGATAAGTAATCAATTTTCTTGGAACATCCATGGATGAAACACGAGGATTAACCATGTGTCGCCTTGCATGCTTACGTCTTCTGTAGTTATTTGAATGCCGTTGACATCGTTTCTAAGAGTTTTGCAGTCGGCAATCCACTGAGTGGGATTGCGTGAAAGTTCTTTGCCACCAGGTTCAGTGGTAGGCGGGACATATTGAAATCCCAATCTGCCTTTCCTGTAAGCATCCTTGATTTTTTTATTGGATTCGAGTTTTTTCATACCAATGATTTGCACATTGCGAAGATAGTCGAATACCTTCTTGCCGCTCTTCTTGGCGTAGAATTCTTTTTTGTATGCGAGAATCTTGTCACGATTCTCATTGTAGAACTTCATATGAGATGGAATCTTTTGTTCGGTCATTGTATATATTTAGAGAGGATAATATTGCTAAATACATTTGCCTAAAGTTGTTTGCCTGTAATACAACAGAACTTGACCCCTGCCTCAATGAGGTCACGGGGATATTTATATGGGTTAGTAAAGTTGCGCTCACACACGCAGACATAAGACTCAAAGTTGCGTCGTGACATTTTGGGTAGTTTGACTCTACATATTTTGCAGAAATGGAATGAGAGGATTTCGTCGGGGGTTGATTGCATTCTATAACATGACAGTAGATATTTATTCCTTGTCATTGATTTTGACATAGACTTTTGCCTGGTCAATGCTTGACCCCATGTCTTGCATTTCCTTGCTCATCTTTTGTGTTTCCTCCATGAGATCTTTGTATTTGGTTGTGAGATAAAAGTGGCGCAATGAATTGACGGACTTCTTACCGCCGAAGATTCCGTTGAGGCGCTGGTTAAGAGACACATTGGTTAAGGGTTCGAGGTTTGAATTGAACAGAATATTATCAACTTCTTTGGGAATAAGTGCAATCCATTTCTGTAGAATCTTTTTGAGCGCCAATGGTAAATCCAGTTCTTGTCGTCCTTTGAGTTCTTTGCCCATTTTCTGTGCAGTCTTGTATTGATTGAAGACGAGTTTGTTGCGCTTGAAATCCACATAGTTGTCTTTCTCTGGGTCATAATTTTGATAGAGAAAGACACAGTAGTCAAGCGCACGACGAGGAACAATGAATCCATTATACAAACAAAGGATAATGTAATTCTGAATGTCCATGAGGTCGGGGACACGGTGTGTTTTTTTCTTGAATAACAAGTCGGCATTACGCTTGAGGTCGGCAGCAATACTGTCAATCTCTTCTTGTGAGATTGATGACTGTTCGAGTTTGGTTGTCATCTCTTCTTTTTTGACCGTGTCGGAATAAGACTTGATATCGGTCATCATGGTTTCTTTAAAGACCTTTTCGTCGGGGGCAACACAGAGCAAGGCAGCAAGATATGTCTTGCGGACATTGTATGGTTTTGTGACGAGGAACTCCATGACCTCTTTTGACTTTTTAAAGTTGTCTACATCGGGTTTATCCGTGGCGCCGAAGGCGCCCTTATAAACGGAGCGAAGCAAACTGTTGTAAGTCTTAAGAGACCCAGCGCTAATATTGGGTTTAGATTTCTTGATATCATCTGCAAAGTTCATTGTATATATTCTACGCAGACTTTTTTCTAAATCATTTAACTTCAGCGTTTAATTTATTTTCAGTTGTCGGGGGCAAAACAATATATTATGAAATGATATAAAGAGCGAAGGATGGCATTTACTTACAAACAAAAGTTTAACAAGAAGTATGGATTCGAACCAACTGAACCGCATTCACTGACTGACATTTCAAAAATCACTGGGTATAAGAAGAGTGGGTTGGAAACCATCTTTGACAAAGGTGTGGGTGCATTTAAAACCAACCCACAGTCAGTGCGAAAGGGAATCCGGTCCCCTGAACAATGGGCACAGGCTCGTTTATATTCAGCAGTTATGGGAGGTGCTGCTGCAAAGATTGATGCGAAGCATTTGATACGCAAGTAGTGAATTTTAAAATGTTTTTATATTGTATATCAAATACAGTATGAACCAGAATCTTTTAGCAATCTTTTGCCCTCATTGCATGCAAGAATTTCTTACAAAAATCCCTGAAATTGAACCCTACACTTTTGCAGTGAAAGACACCGATAACATCATCGATGAAATGACCGAAGTAGAAATTATGTGCTACAACAAGGACGGCATTGATGTTGATTATATTGCCCGATTGAATCGTGAAAAGGCAGATTTAGAAAAGAAAAACGCCAAGTTGGCAAAAAAGAAACCGCCTGCTAAGCGAGCACCCAGAAAACCTAAGATAGAACCACCCACGATTGCATTGGAGATTATTGAGGATAGTTTAGATTAAATGAAAGAAAGCATTAAAGTAAGAAAATAACGATTTAAACACTTGCATTAATGAATTTTGGTTAATTAAAGGGTTAAAGTAAGAAAAAGACTAATAAAATGAGTTAAAAGATATATTAAAAATTTTTAATATATCTTTTAACTCATTTTATTAGTCTTTTTCTTACTTTAATCCTTTATTTCATTTAATTTAATGTTAAACTTAAATTAAATGCACCACTTACAGCATGGAAATCAATACCACATAGTTTGTTAAAAACCCCAACCCATACTTGGTAAGGATTGTGCGCAATACAAACAATGAGTCCATTGTGATAATTGCCTTAACTATGTCACTGACTTTCATCCTGTCAAGAAATTTATTCAGCAACCATTCTTGTGCGTTATCAATAATCCAATTCTTAATATACCGAATCATTCAAAGAACCTTTCGCTTAAACCAATCGACAATACTGTATGCAAACAACTTCCACGCCGCATGTTTGATAATGTGTCCATTGTCATGAAGGAACTCTATATTCTTTTGCAAAGTCTCAATATCCTGCGGAGACAAAGTTCCATACAGGGATTTATATATCTGTATCAACAAAACCTTCTTGTCTATTTTAAGTTTATCGATTTTTTCATTATTTTTAATCCCACAGTTCTCAATCATGTTGCACACAAGAGAAACCAATTCCATATTGTGTTTGTTCTCACGAATCTCGTGAGGTAGGTTTGTTAGTGTGTCAAGAATACGTAAATGCACCTTGGCAATCTTTGCGTCTTTCCACAGACCGTTTTGCGGTTTGATAAAAGAGAACGTAGACATTATAGAGGATACAAAGATTTTAATTTATGCGAT